CATTCAACAATTTCTTCTCCTTAAATTTCTCAAGGTTGAAATTGGATTTAATTTCCGCGGATACGGCTTCCGTTAGCGATTCGCTTTTTTTAGGTCTTGGCATAACTTTAATTTTTTAATTAGAAAGGTAAATCATCTGTTTGATCTTCATCAAATAAAGAATCAAATTTATCTACCTTAGATGTTTTTGAAGTTTGTAGAGTGTAATTTGTGTCTGGAGTGTCGTTCAATTCTTCTGGTGAATCTTCATCTACAACTTCTTCTGCTGCATCTTCTGGAGTCAACCAATTTTGAAGTACTTCTTTCAAATCATCAAAATTCATTTTTCTTTGAATTTCCAAAAGAGTTGGTTGTTCATTCAACAAAGTTTTAATCAATGAAGCATCTGAAACTATTGGAGAAGTTTTAGGTTTAATTCTGATAGATGATTTCAATCCTTGACGACCACCAACATCACCTTTAACTACATCAACGGTAAAATCTCTACCTTCATTGATGTCTGTGTAATCTCCGTAATCTTCATCTTCAGCAATACCTAGAAGTTGCATGTAAATTTCTTTACCAAATTCCCAAAGGCGCACACCTTTTTCTTCTTCACCCCTAACAATAACAGGAGCATAAACTCTCATTTTAGGGTCTAGTTTTTTAGCCAATGACCAGTTTTCTTTGTCATTAGTTTTTCTTAGTTGAGAAGCAAACTCAACAATGGGATCTTTTTCTCCCCAGTTAGTAAGAGCAAAAATAGGAAATTTTCCGAACCCGTAGTGAACAAAAACCTCTTGAAATGGGTTTTTAGGATTCAATTTAGAAGGTACAATACGAATTTGAAACTTTCCCTCTTGTTTTGGTTTCCAATAAACTTTTGTGTAATCAATTTTTTCTTTCTTGCCTGTGTTGTTCGTCGACTGTAAAGCATTTAGTCGTTGTTTAATTGCATTAATATCCATAATTTTATTTATTTAGTTTAATATTAGTAATATAAGAACGAGGTGTTGTATAACCAAGTTAAAGTGGGCCCTCTTTTAAAGGGCCCTTAATTTTTATTTATTTCTTTTAAACGAGATTAGAACTAATATATAATTCTACACCATTAACAATAATTTTCTTGGCCAAAGAACGGAATTTAGTAATTTTATTTTTATCAAAAGCCATTTGAAAAAATGGTTTTTTTACTTCTTTTCCGGTTGGTACATTACTATATCCTGCTCTATAATCATAATTTGCAGGTTTTCTTCTAACATATTCTGGAAGCATAACATACATTTGTACTAAATCCTCATTTCCTTCAATAAGTTCACTAGGATTAGCTTCTACTTCATCAAAAAGTTTTTTTCTTCGTTCTTGATTACTTTCATATTCAGCTGCTTTAGATGTTTTATCTGCTACTTCATCAAAATTTTGTTTTACAAAGTCAAGTACAGATTCTGTTCCTTTTGCTCCTTTTTCTCTTTTTCCATATAAAGAAAGTTTACCTTGTTGTTTTAATTGTCTTACTGCTTTTCTAACTTCAGCTTCTTTTCCTTTATATTCTTTATGTTGTTCTAGGAAAAAATCTGTATCCCATGAAGCTTTATATTCACCGTCACTTTGAGCAGCATCATCTTGTAACAAATCCCAAAAGTCTAAAAGATCTTGTTCTAATGTGTTCTCTTCTTCATTTAAACGAGATTCATTTATTCCATCAGGTTCACTAAAGAAATAGAAACTCATTTCTTCACGCATAGCATCTTCTAATTGTTTATCAGACATTTGTTCAACATCTTCAAGATATTGTTCAAATTCTCCCCAACCTTCATCATCTTTAATAAATTGTTTAGCTGAGACTTCTTTATTATTAAATTGTTTTAGATATTCAAGTGCTTTTTGTTGATCAATATAATAGAAATCATATTCATCATCACTCTCCTCTTCATCTTTAACAACGTATTTGTTTTTAATTTTACCTTCGTTTAAACGAGACTGACTAGTGATTTTGTTTTCTACTAACCATTTACTAGAGTCAAAGTTATCTGCTTTTTTCATGTTTATTAATATGTTATAAATATACGAAGGAAATTTTGGATTGCCAAATCTGTTTTTGAATTAAAATGAGCCCTCTTTTGAAGGGCTCTTTATTTTTTAATTTATTTTTTAGACCTTGCAATATCATATAATGAAGTATTAGATAATTTTATTTCTTTACCGTCTTCAATTTTAACTCTAGCTGTATTACTTCTACCATCTTTGGGGAGATCAATAGATAAGATTTTAACTTTTTCTTTATGTTTAAAAAATTCACCATCCTCATCAGGTGACCTTAAAAAGAAATCTCCAGATTTAAAATCTTCAGGAGTAATTTCAAGATATTTGTGAGTTTTTTCAAAATTTTCATTTAAAATTTGCATCATTTTTTTAGCTTGGCCTTCAGTGATTACACCAGCTAATTGATTCATTCTAATTATGTCTTTCATTTTATTGTTTTATTAACATGTTATAAATATATGAAGGAAATTTTGGATTGCCAAATCTTTCTTTTACAGCTCAATAATTTTATAAATTTTTGTATTAAATTGTTTTAACTCGTTATGGTTAGTTAATAAAATACAATTTTTATAATGTTGCCAATTTACACGATATGATGGGTCAACTACTCCTCCATTTAATTTTTTAATCAAATCATTTAGAGCATTGATTGTATACAAAGTGTTAGTTTCCTTTTTTCTATGTACTAAAATAGTATTTAAAGGAATACCTTCAACATTGCCTTGTTCTACATTATATGTTACAACATACTCGTTTGTACTTTTTACATGTAAAACAAACATCTTATTATACATTATGGAATAGGCCATAGTCAAACCATTAATTAGTTCATCTAATTGTTCCAAATCCGTAAAAGTACAAAATAGTTTATTATTTAGCATATCTGCATTCGTATCAAAGTCGTATTGATTATACATATGGCTAATTTCTTGTAAAATCGTATGTGTTTCCATAACTTGTTTTTGTTGTTAATTTATATTTTTTAAAAATGTTTTGTATTTCGTTTTCAATGTCTTCCTCACCCTCTCCTATTTGAAAAAGGAAACTGTCATAAGTATAAAGTACAATTTTAGTTTTCCTCCCCATCAATAACTTATGTATATCCATTAGTATGTAAGTGTTTATAGCACTCTCCATGTTTTGTAACATGTAGTTAAAAAGTTTTTGAGGATTCATATTTTCCATCTTATCCTTTTCAAAACAATAACCCGAAATCGGTACAATAACTTGACCTGAGTTATTAAATTCTTTCCAGTTATTGTTAATAAATTCTTTTACTTGTTGAAAAAATTCAAGGTGCTCATACTCTTTAGATATACCTCCATAAAGCTGTTTGAACGTGATTTGTTTCGCTTCCTTATAGCTCGTCTGGTATAGATCGGCGAACGCCTGATGGACATCCAAATGGCCAAAGTCATAGGTAAGCAAACGGCCGATAATAGTAGGATGGAATGCACTAATATCAAACTCCACAAACCCATGACTCGATATGAAGCCTCTCCTTGAGCCATTTTCTTTGTTTATTGCGGCAAAATTAATGCCATTAAAAGAGTTACTTGGTCTACGTGTTGTTGTAGCCAAATTGTAATTGGTGAAAATGCGATCGCCTTTGATTGAATAAAATTCTTGATCGAGTTCATAGTGTTTATCAAATTCATATTTATTTATTTTAATTCCGTTTTTTTCAATCCCAAAAAATGCCAACACTACCTTATTGTTGTAAAAATCAAACCAAGAGGGTAGTTCCTTAGGCATTGCACTACGAACGTGTTCATAAATATGTTCACACCTTTCATAATGTTTGGATATGGGTATTATTTTATTTGTTTTATCGTAATTTGGATATTTGGAGTAAAAATGATTGTGTGTTTTACTGTCTTGTATATACGGAGGAATAAGTTGGGATAGGTCATGCAAGCATTTAATCGGAAAATAATATAAAGCTTGTTTTTTATCTTGTACCCATACTCGTTCTATATTTTGTAGTATGCCGTCTATAACCGTCTTATTAAGCGAGAATGATTCACTATGGTCAATACATAACATATAACCTTTTATGTCGTTAAATGGCCTAATATACACTAAAGAAACATCATTTAATACAGGGTGTATTTTGTCATGGTAAGGAATAATTTCAACAAATGCCTCTTTTATAGGTTTTTGTTTTAGATAGTCTAATTGTTCTATATTTTCTATTAACCAGAATGCCATAACCTTGATTAATATTAATATAATATCAAGGTTTTAAAAAACCAAATTAAAAATAATATTTATCATACCCTCCATTCTTTTCTATATATTGAGTAAATCCATATACTTGGAGAGTTTGTTCTTTTTTAATTGAGT